AATCACACAATCACAATAGACAATTTGAAGTATGAGTTCATATACGACTTTGAGGATAGGGCGGGAGAGATCGGCAGGAATAGGAAAGCACCTACTGTAGTGTGCTACAGAGACATAGAGAACGCCACCATCTTAGAAGTCTGGGACGAAAAAGAAACACGCCCATTTGGAATAGCCCGCCTAATCTCTCAAGATGCCCCAAGCCTTGACCCAACAGAAATCAAGGAGCTGAGGAACAAGGAGAAAAGGATAGCACGGAGAAAGAAAAAGCTAAAAGAAGAACTCATTGAAATAGAACAACAAGAACTACAACAACAATCCACAACAACCTTTTTAGAGCTTTTAAGTGCCGAACCAAGCACACAACCCACTCCCCAACCTCAGGAAGAGGAGTGGGATCCAGTAAAACTCTTTTTAGGAGGTGAGCAATGACGCACGCAGAACAAACCATAACAGCAGTTGTGCAAGTCCTGAGAAAGCTCCGCACGGAGCAAGCCATGCCCCTACACGGCATAGTATGGGGTAAATGGGGGACAGGCAAAACAGTCTCCGCACAGAAGATTGCAAAGAAAGAACAAGACGTATTCTACGTGAAAGCCCCTGACGGGGAGATAACAAGGGGGCGGTTGTATAGGCTGATTGGCTTCAGCTTAGGATGCGGTGCAAGGTCTACCTACGAAAGCACCTTAGACCTCATCAAACACCACCTGCTATACTACAATCTTAGACCGATCTTAATCTTTGATGAGGCACAGAGGTTTTTAAGGAAAACGCACATCCTTAACGAGTTAAAAGACTTGTCGGAGGATGAGGAACTCAGCTTTTCTTACCTCTTCCTCGGAGATCAAACCACTCCCAAACTACTTGCATCACATGACCATAGCTTGTTCAAAAGGTTTGCTATAAAGAAAGAATTACAGCCACTAACACAAGAAACAATCGCCTTCCTCATCAAAGAATACCGCATCCAAGCAGACTCAGTGCAGATATTCAATTTTGCGAAAGAGAGAGGTTGGACTACTCTGGACACCGCAATAGTCTTGCAAGCCCTAAAGAACCAAAAGGTAGAACCATCCACGGAGGCACTGGACAAGATAGCAAAGGCATTAGGGAGGTGAAGAGCCGTGACGGACGGACAAATCTGGACAATCATGCTGAAATTGAGAGTTTTCATGCCTTGGCAAATTCTCAAAGAACTAAACCCACCAAAATATCTGAAACAGTATGCAAAGGAGAAAATCAGGAGTTTAATTGCATCGCAGGTGAAGGCGGGGATCCTCCAAGTCTTAAACGAGAACCCGCCCGTTTTTGGCTTCCCCGGAGAGTCTGTAGAAAAGGCGACGAGAAGATGCAAGATTTGTGGAAAGAAATTCATTCCAACCCAAGACAGCGATCAGCACTGCAGTAATGAATGCGAGAGAGAATACAGGAAAAGGTTCTTAGAGAAGATGCGGAGAGAAAAGGGAATGGAAGAACGGCGGAGGTATGAGAAGTGGGAGGAGGAACTCATATGGGAAACTCTTTCTAAACACGGATGCAAGTCTGCAATTTTGCAGGAACTCGCCAAAAGACTTAACCGCCACCCGCAAGCTATTAAAAGCAAGTTTAAGAAGATGAGACAAAGAACAAAATCAAGGAGGTAAAGATATGCTTGACTACGATAAAGACTTTTATGTAAAACAGGATTTGTCTACGCTTTTTATGGTAATGATGCACTTGGTAAGGAAAAAGGAGATAGAAAAGACTTTCCCAATCCGGAAGGCCATTGAAGAGAAACTGATAGCTGGCGTGACAGAAGAAGAAAGCAGAGAATTCACTAATCTCTTGTATCGCTTTTGTCATAAACATAGCCTATTAGCTAAAAAGGAAGAAGGAGGCACACCATGACGGAGAAACAAATCCTTAAAAAGACAGAAAAAGCTTTAGAGTTGCTTATGCAAAAAGATATAAGGGGAGCGTTAAAGGTGTTGCTGGAACTGAAAACAAGGCTGGAAATGGAGATGAAGGAAGAGGAGGAAGACAAAGAAGAAGGGAAGAAAGTTCAACACTTAATGGGTTGGTATTTGAGATTGTGGGATAACCGACCACCTGAGAGCTTCAGGTTCACAGATTACAAATACATAATTGGGAAGCATCTCAGGGAACTGGCGGAGATATACGAACGAAACGGAGAGGATATTGAGAGTTTGAAAAAAGACTATGAAATGTTTAAAAACTCCCGCAGAGACTGGAATGGCATCCTTCAGTTTAGACAGCAACTTCCAAATATCAAAAATGCAAAAGGCAAAGAGTGGAGTAGCTACGAGAACTTGAGAGGGAAAGACTACTACCTCAAAGGCTGGGACGAGGAAGAGAAACCTTTTAGTTCCGAAGATGACAACTTCTCTTGGTAGGAGGGAAGGGCTATGACGAAGGATTTATACATAAAGCTTATAAACAGACCAGAACCAATCAGAAATCTTCTCTGCAAAATTGCAGAGGAGGAGTTGGTGGAAGGGCGAACGGAGCTCGTGGATGTGAAGACTTTAGACTACGCAAAAAGAATATACAAACTCACGGTGATCAACGAGGAACTGGGCACGGTCTGGGCGACAATCCAACTCCTTCCGCAGGAAGTGTTCGGTAACGAAGGCTATTTATGGAAGCTTTTAGACCTTGAATGGGAGGGCGGAAGATGAGGAAGGTGTATAAAAGCATAGAAGAAGTTAGAACCGTATTCCCGGATGCCAAGATCCACGAATACGAAAGCTTTTTCATGATAGAGGACGAAAAAACGGTTAGCATCCTGCCCAAAGCCCTTAGTAAAGAAAGGATATACACCACATTGCTTTCAAACGGATTTCCTGAAAAGTATTTGAAGGTAATCTTCAATGGGCTGGAAGAAACAGAGGCTATTAAGAAGGTGAGAGAAATGAGGAAGAGGGGGGCTATCTTGGACGGTCCCCCGGGCGTGGGGAAAAGTATAGCAAGCACATGGAAGATTGCAAAGTTGCTCCAATCACGCCAAATTGCAAACCCTCTCTATCTCTCGTGCGTAGCCTTCCCAGACCTGAAAACGCTTTACAACTCATACAAAGAATACGACGCCTACCTGATAGATGACCTCATCGCTACTCTCCCACAGCACAGACTTGAACTAATCATTGAAATCCTCTACTTTGCAGAATTGCAAGAAAAATACATTTTTATCACTTCCAACAGTTTTACAGAAGTGGCTAAGTCCTTTCCTGAAGCAATACTAAGCAGATTAGTAAGCTACTGTGAGCGCCATAAGATAAAAGAAAACAAAGACCTCAGACTTCAATAGCCTCTTCTATAACGTTCGTTCGTAATTCTCTCAAGCACCCTTCTGATTTCCCTTTCAAGGTCGCTCGCTATGGACTGGGCGACCTTGCTCCCCTCCGTTCCATGCACTTGAATGGGACCTATATTGACTGTGATTGTGGTGGATCCTGCCAATGCCGGTCTTAGTCCTATGGGAGCAAACTGGGATACTCTGATGGCAATATCCTTCATGCGAGTAAAGAGAGGGTCAGGACTAAGACCTGATGCTATTGTCTCAATAAGCTTGATCCTGTGAATATCTCTCAACGGTCCCTCTTTGGCTGGGCTGAAAGGAAGAAGGTTTCTTATCTTCTGAACAATATTTTTCATAGCCTCAATGGGCTTCATAGCAAGAGATTCTATACCTTTCCACAGACTTTCCACAATCTTTTTGCCAGCGGTAAAGAGGTCTATACCAAACACATATTTAACAAGCTTGTTTAGTGCATTAAAGAGAGCGAAAAGCGGATTGATGTTTATAAGGACAACAAGGACTTTTTGCCAAGATGATTTAAGAAAGTCCCAAGCTTTAGCAAGCCATCTACTGACCGTATTCCAATGCCTCCAAAGAAGATAACCAGCACCGATTAGAACGCCTACAGCGAGGGCAATCCAGCCGATCGGAGAGGCGAGTAGGGCTATGCTAAATGCCCTCAACGCCATAATAAGCTTTCCGACAGCTGACACAGACATTAACCACTTAACAGGGGCAAACGCCAAGCCAAACAGTTTCATAAAAGAAGCAACAGCTAAGCTGACTGTGCCCATGATTGCAAGAAAGCTAACAAACCCACCAACCGTAAGCGTGAGAACTCTTGCTACTGCTTTGTTCTCTTGTATGAAATCTGCAAACTTTCCTAAAAGGTCGTTTAGAGGGTTTAGTATAGCTATCAAGGTAGGAGCAACAAGAGAACCAATTACGGACAGCAGGTTTATAAGCGTCCCTTCTACCGCCTCAAGCACGTTTGCATATGTGTTCATCAAACGATTTAACCTTTGTTGAAGGCTTGCTTGGTTATCAAGCTCTTTTGCCATCTTCTCAAGTCCTGAAAAGCCTCCCGCTTCAATCTGCTTCCTCAGTTGTTCGTATTGTTCCTGAAATTCCGCAATTTTCTTTGGGTCGTGGGTTGCTTCAATGCTTTTTCTGATTTCCTCAAGATACATAAGGGCTTCATCCTTCGTTGCAGCAAGTAAGGGGGCAATGGCACGCATACCTTCAAGATCAAAAAGCTCTCTTATTGCTTGCATTCTCTTTAACGGGTCCTGAATTGCAGAGAGTTCTTTTCTGACTGCCATCAGAAATTCCTCAAGCTTAAATGCACCTTTTTCGTCGTAGAAGTCTGCAAGCTTGATTTCAAACTCAAAGCCTTTTGCTTTAAGCTTCTTTATGCGTTCTTCCAGTTCAGGAATTCTCGCAAGGATGGAACGAATGCTTGTGCCCGCCGTCTCACCTGCTATACCGAACTGCTTCAGAGTTCCCAACCACGCAAACATAAACCTTGAAGCCCTGAGCCCTGTGAATCCAAGCTGATTAAGCTCCGATGCAAAATACTTCGTCGCATAACCAATCTGGGTTAGCGTTAAACCACTTGCGAATTTTAGCCTTTGAATTTGATCTGCAAATGCTTCAAAATCCTCTCCCGCCACTTTGAATGCGTTAGAGAAGCTTTGCACAATTTCTGCAACCTCCTTCGGACTTGCCTCCTCCCTGAAGAGCACCCAAAGGTAAGATGCAGCTTTTAATCCACCACCAACAATCTTGTCTATCTCCATACCTGCGGACTTTAGGGCAGTAACCACACGATAGAAGTCCGCTGTCGTTCCCGGAAGTTTTGTTCCGAGTTCTTCCACTTGCTTGTTTAATTCCTTGACTTTCTCAACAGGCAAGCCCTCTTTGGTCATGAGGGCTACTTCCATTTCCGCTTGTGCAAGTTCCAAGCTTTTATAGGCGTCTAAGGTTTTATAGAGAGTAGCCAAAGGTAAGGCTGTGGCTTGTGCGACTTTCAAAGTGAAATCTTCTAATTTTTCTGAAGCACTCCAGATTACCCTCGGGTCAAAGGCTTGCCTTAGGGTTTCTCCAAAACTCTTTAGCTTACTTTGCGTTTGATTTAGTTCATTGTTAAAGTTTGAAACTCCATCCCTGAGGGATGTAAGCTGGCGGGAGAAGTTGTCTATTAGTTGAATAACTACCGCAACAGAGAAGTCCATGCCTATTCATCTTCTAAAAGTGCAGCCTGCTGTTCGTAGTATCCAGAAAGCTTTTTAGCCCAAAACTTCAACTCCGTATAAGCCATATTAGCCAAGTCGGAATAGGAAAAACCGTGCTCAACCATAGCTAAGATTGTGTCTGAACCGACAAAGGGGCGTATATCTCCGTAAATTCTTTCATAAGGGTCATCACATCAGCAAGGGAGAGTTCTTCAAGGTCATCCTCTTTAATGGGTTTCCCGTCAATTTCCGTAAGCCTTACTATCAAAAGCTTAATAATATCGTTTTGCCCAGTTGAGTTTGATAAAGCCCAGAACAAATCTTTACCTTTGCCTTCTTTAATCTTTGCAATCCTTCCACTGGGAAGCGTGAGTTCTTTTAGGAATTCCTTAGCCATCTTTAACCTCCGATGTTAGTCTTGTAGGCTTGGAGAATATCTTGCCCTTCTACCTTGTAGATATTGTTCATCACATCCACTTCTACAACATCCCTGCTATCAACCTCAAGCTTGTAATACAGGACGGAGATGGTGGCTTCCGCTTCTGCGGCTTCTCTGGCTTTGAACTTTCCACTGTCAAACTCTTTGAAAAAGCCTCGCAACTCCGCCTTAACGGGAACCTCCCGGGCTACTCCTCTCTGGTCCCAGTCCTGTTTTGATGCCCTGACGATGATAGTTCTCAGAACGAATGGATTTGAGGCGAGGGCGATAAAATCACCGTAGATGCTGTTGAACTTGATCCTTGCTTCAAGCTTATCAAGTCCAGCAGGGAGTTCCATCTCTCCGTATAGCCCGAGTGCCTTTGCGTCTGCAAACTTGAACCTGACTTTTGGGAGGTCTACCTCTTCAGCCTTAGCTATAAAGTCCGTGCCGTCTATATACACCCTTGCGTTAAAAACTTTGCCGATTTCAATAGGCATGGCTTAACCTCCTGTTAGTTTTTTGAGAAGTTCAATGTTTATCACCTGTTCAAAGGTTATGCGTTCCGCTGGAGTTGGGGGCATTATCTCGTATGTAAAGGTAAGATGTCCGTTTGCGAGGTTGACCTCAGGGTTTTTGTCTTTTAGGAAGTAGCATTTACCGTCTACGAGGGCACCTCTTCCGATAAGGGTTCGGATAAAAGCGTTTACCATGCTTAAAACTCCGTCTATAGCAACGGTTATGGGCTTGTCTAAAAACTGCAAAGTTGCATACTCTATGCTTTCTGCAATGATGTCTGCGGTTCTGCGAACAGAGATAAAGTTCTTTGGGTCTGATTTGGATGGCCACGCAGCGGAGCGGTTGCCCCAAACTCTATAGCCTGTTCCAAAACTGTTAAAGACTGTAACTATGCCGTTTTCGTTTAGAAGGTTAGCCTCGGTGTTTGGGTCGTTGATGGCACAGGTGATGGGGCGTTCTACTCCGATGATGCCAAGTATCTCGTGGTTGGATGGAGAATACCAGTATCCCTCTTCGTGATCCACCTTAGCTATAACTCCCGCAAGCCTTTGGCTGAAAGGCTCAAGGCGTTCAGAGTTCGTGGCAGGGTCGTAGACTTTGAGGTGAGGATAACAAATAACCGCCCTGTAAGCGGAAGTGTTCAGTTGACCACCCGCCCCTCTTGCGTTGATAACCTGCTGAGGAGTCAAACCAGCCGGGGCATCAATCAAAGCCAATGCTCTGTGGGTCTCACAAAGGGCTACCATTTCGGTCATAACACCCGGAGACTCGCAATAAACCGGGCAAAGGATTAGCTTTGCAGTGAAGCCAAAGCGACTATATAGCTCGTCAATTATCTTTAGCCCTGTTCTTTTTCCTGTTGTAGCATCATATGTGCCGATGATGTCGGCGGGAGTGACGGTTGAGGGGTCGGGTTGATTATCCGAGTTTTTGTGCCTTCTTGGGTCAAAGACATTAACCACGATAACAGTTGAACCTCCGTGATCAAAGATAGCATCTAAAGCATATGGGATTGTGTAGCCCGGAGTGGCATCGCCAAAGTAGGTTATGCCGTCCTCCCTTCTCAGGACAAGGATGGGATTATTCACCGTTTGTGCATACCAGTCGCTTTCAGAAATACCAGCGGGTCTTGTTAGATGCACTGGTGCAGTCCCAACCAGAAAGATGACCGCAGATTTTACCTCTCTGACTGGAACGGGTCCCTTTACTATCTCTATTGTTTCCACACCGTGAAGGTAATTAGCTGGCATCGCTTACCTCCTTCTTAGGTTTTTGTTTAACTGGCAAAGGTTCAATATAGCCAAGACCCTCATAAGTCTTGACTACTTCAGCCTCAGGAAGTTCAACTTCCTGACCCGGGAAGAGAAGATACTCTTTTTCAATAACAACAATGGTAGGATAAGTTAGCTTAACCTTATACCTCATTTGGACACCTCCGATACAAGTTCTTCACCCTCGTATACGGTTATACAGGTAGTAAGCGGTTCTTCTTCCTGCGGGGCAACAAACCTGCCGTTGCCTTTGAAACTTAGAAGGAATGCAAACTCTCCGCTCTCGTGGTAGTAAAGTTCAATCCCTTGAGGGACGAGATTGAACTGGGTCTTAAGGCTTAGGGTGCTTAAAATCTTTTCTAAAAGTTCATAAGCCCCTTGCCCTTTTTCTCTTAGACTTCTGTAGAAAAGAAACACAGACACCTCAAAGTCAACAGAAAAGGCAAAGCTTGAGACGGGTTCAAACCTTGCTTTCTCAATGATATACCAAACGCAGGGTGTAGTCTTGGGCTTTGTGAAAAGTTCCGTGGGCTTATCCACTTTAGAGAGAACGGTTAGCCCAAGCCCTTGCAAAGCATTTCCAATTTGTGCGTCAAGCTCAGTCAACATCCTACAACACCTCCTTCAAACTTCTTTCAAAGATCTTTTTGAAGTGGTTATCCTCCAGAAACTTCTTCACAACGGGTTGCATGTAAGGGCGTGGAGGGATGCCACGTCTGGTGCCTGTCTCGTGATAGACCGCATAAGGAACGGGCGTTCCGATTATAGCCTTCCAATCCTGAACCTTGTAGGTAAAGCTTTGTGCAAGGGTGGTTGTCCTGTGTAGTTTTTTCTCAGAAAAGCCTTTTTTGACCTTATAGGCAAGATAACGAGGGTTTAGTTCCTTCCAGTCAACGCCGTGAGACCTGCCTTCTGTTTTGTAAATAGTTGAAAGGTCCGTCTGAATCTTTTCAGATGCTCTCGTGAGGGCAAGCTCGCTGGCTTGCAAAATCTTCCGAGGGAACTCGTCAAAAAACCTCTTGAGTTCCTCTATCTCCATACTATTGCTCCTCCCTTCGGAGATAACTTGAGTAGACGTTCCGCTTCCGCTATGAGGTTCTTGACATTCATAGTCTGATAGTCTTCCGCCCGCCTCCAGTAAAGATTTACGCTTGACGCAAGCTCACTCGCCGCAAGCAAAATCAAAGCTTTTCTCACCTCCGGAGTGTTAGGCAAGTCTTCCACCCCAAGCAATCTTTTAGCCCTATTGACCGCAAGTTCAATGCAATTTTGCAAAATTTCATCGGGCATCTCGTTATCGTTCAGAAACTCTCTAACCTCGCCCGGAGTTATCATTGCTCAGCCTTCCCTTTCTTAGGCTTCTCCTCTACCTTCTCAGCATAGCCCGCTTCAATCAGAATCCTTGCCTTGTCATCGTCCACGTCCTGAACTCCAGCTTCAAAGCCAAACTCTTCACCGTTCACCCAAATCTTCACTTTTTCCCTAACAAGCACCTTCATTGCGACCCTCCTCAGTTGCTTTCAATCCGCACGATGGCTGGGTCATAAAGTCTCTTCACAGCGTAGAACGCCCTCCAGCCCACTGTCTTGACCCTTCCAAGTTTGTCCATGTTGGTGTATACGGTTTGCAGGGTGTTTCCGTCTATATCCACTACTCCGTAGGCATTATTTCCAAGCACGAGGGTTAGGTAGACGTCTTCGTTGGTAGAGTTCCTAAGAATAGGAATGGCGGTTGTGGAGACAAACTTTACTCCGAAGAACTCTCCAATGTAGCCGGTTGCGATGGGGTCTTTTCGGGTTATGGAAAGGGTTATGAGTTCGCTATCGGTAAAGAGGTCAAGCAACTTGTCTGGGTGCAAGATGCAGACATAGGAGCCGTCGGGGAATTTGGGAATATTTGCCCTCTCAAGCTGGATGACCGCTTTTCTGATCTCGGTTTTGGTAAGCTCCTTTGTGCCATCCAAAGCATCTCTTGATGCAGCACCTCCAGCGTAGATAACATTCGTGCCTGAAGTCAACTCACTCATCGCTATCCTGTCAAGAGTTTGCTGGGCGTTATAGGCAAGCAAGTCCACCGCCCTGTCCATTAGCGGGACAAAGCTTGTGATGTCGGTGAAGTCGTCAAGGTCAATGTAGTTTGCGTATTCCTCTACAGTGACGGAGACCTGCCTTGTAGCTAAGCTTGCTCCCGTAGCGGGAGTGGGCTGGAAGGTGATCGGAGTGGTGTTAACGGGCAGAGGTTCAAAGGCGGTAAAGACTGCAGTCCTTCCTGAATTGCGAGGAAGGCTAAACTGTTGCCCGTAGCGGTTTGCTACGAGGTTTTCCTTCACGTAGGCAAGAAGCTTGCGTTCGTAATACTGCGGAAACAGTTCTGGCAAATCGGTTCCAGTTATAGGCATAGCTTACACCTCCTTGGCTAATTTTTCAGCGAGCTTTTTAAGCTCCGCATAACTCATTTCTTCAATAGATTTCTCAAACTCAAGCTGGGCTCTTTGGCTGGATGGCTTATACAACTCTTTAGCCTTCTCGGCGTATTCATCAACCAGCTCCTTTAGCGTCTCCACATCCGCCTTCTCAATGAGCCTCAAGAGTGGGCTTTTTTCTCCGTCGGTAAGCTTGACAAGCCTTACCGCTTCCCGCCTCAGATGCTCAATATACTTTTGCCCTATCTCCGCAAGCTCCTTTAGGGCTAAGTTCTCCTTCTCAAGGGCTGAGACCTTTGTCTGCAAGGCCTCAATGGCTGAGAGGAGTTCCTCCTTCGTCATAGTCTCAAAGTGCTCAAGCATCTTTTGCACCTCCTTTACAATGTTTTTCATACAAAGTTTTGGCTCTTGCATAGATGCGATGATGCCCATGAAGAGATGCAAGACTCATCGCTGCTTTTAGACGATCGCAGGAAATCTCGCCTTCCCATGTGCGGTAAGGATAGCGTCTATTCTCTGGATCAAGGAAGTAGTCTTTTGGAGCTTTTTCTCTTAATTCGGGATCATCCCACCAGTTTGAAACACCAAGGGCTTCCTTTTGACATCCACAATCACGAGAGTTCAGCACCCTTGCGTTTTTGTCTGCACCTTCAAAAACAAAGCTTATCTCTTTGAACTCAAGGTCTTGAACGACATATTTGTCTTCAAGCTTTTCAGTCCTAACAATGAGCCCGGCAGATACACTTTTAACCGGGCTTGGAGACATTTGAAGAAGGGCGATAAGTCTTTCGTTGCCCTCTTTTGGAATGCGTAGCCGTGCATAGACTTTCCCATCCTCATACCAAGCCTTGATCACTGCTCCGACCATGTTTTCAACTTCCCACTTATGGTCCAACAGGACGGGTTTCCCTTCTAAGGTGTGGACTTTTGCCTCAAGGATCTCCTTAGGGAAACAAAGCTTGCCGTAGGAACGGTCAATGCATGTTGAAGACAAAGCTATCACGTCAAACTCTACGCAACAATCCTCCTCTGTAAAACCTGCAAGATTCAGCCTCTCGTCAAGCACAATCATTGCGTTATAAGATGTCATAAGAAAAAAGGAAGTTCAAGCAAAGATTGCACAAAGTTTATTTCTTATTCTTAGTGCGCCGTGAGAGGGGCACAATTTCAAATACTGTCTGATTGAGTTTCAAAAACTCTTGTAAGGCGTCCTCTGGGATCCGTAAAGCTTTCTTTTCTCCAACCTGAACCGCACGTAGATAGCCAAACTCAATATAACTATAGACTGTGCGTTTGGAAAGTCTCAAGATCTGTGCTACTTCATCAACAGTATAAAGCTTCATGTCATATCATTTAAAGATATAAAGGCAGATAAGCTGTGTGCTCAAGCAAAGATTTCACGAGGATTCTGACTTGAATAGGTTTAAATTTATACCCATGAATACTCTGGAAATTATAGGGCAGAAACTCAAACAAGCACGGGAAACGGTAGGCTACACGCCAGAAGATGTGGCACAAAAGCTTGGAATTACCAAGGATGAACTCTTTCTTTTTGAAAGTGGGAGAAAAAGCCCGCCACTTAGCCTTCTAAGCAAGCTTGCCAAGCTTTACGGAGTTTTTGTTAGCTACTTCTATGGGATAGATAAGCTTGAGGTAGAGGTCTTTAACCTTCTTCTTGATAAAGCTAAAGAACTTTCTCTTCCACCCGAAACTATGAGTCAAATTCAACGCTTTGTCTTCCTGTGTAAAGAGATAGTAAAGCTTAGACAAAAGCTTGGCATCCCAAAGCCTGAAATCCCTCGGAACTTAGAAGGATTCTTGGAGTATATGGGTAGTGTAATATTGGAGCGTCATGGTATTCCAGTATTCATTATGCCCTTAGACAGCAGGCTTCTCTCAGTAATGGTTTATGATGAAAGCGTTGGTGCGTTTATCTTGGTTAATTCAGATTACCCAGACATAGACCAGCTTGTTATCCACGAGTATAAACATATCCTTCAGGGGGAGAAAGTGCATTTAAACGTGCCCAGCAAAGACAGCTCGCTACAAAAGAGAGACATAGTATCCGTATCCAGCGTCCTCTTAGAATTGGTGTTTATTGCGTTAATGCGTGGACTGATAACCACCAGCTATACATCAGAAGTTCTTGAAATAAGCCCTATGGAAATCCAAGACATCCTTTATGAACTTGAAGATGAAGATGATGTAGAGTATTTACTTTTGATAAAGTCCACACAGGATGGAGATAACTCACGGCATTTGTTTTTGATAAAGTGCTTTTAATAAAGCCCGCACGGGGCTTACTTGTTATCGTGCGGGCAGTTGCGTTTGATAAAGTCTAACAATACAGGAAGTTGGTTATATGAGATGATTTGAAGGAAATTCCCCTCCCGATCCACCACCCTCACAGGACCCTTGCCCTCCCTTTCCACCCGCAAGGGGTGGGAGAGGGAGGCAAGAGCTTTCTCTATCTCTATAAGTTCACGAACGGTAAGCCTCTCCTTCTTCTTCATACCTTAACCTCCAATATCAATAATAAATGGTAGAGGCTTGAAATACCTCCTTATCGGCTCAAGATAGCTTACAACTAAAGCGTTGGGGGCGTTCATCCTTTCTATAGTCTCAAAATGCAATAGGTTCTGCCAAATGTAAGATTTCACTCTCTCTCCTCCGAAAAATTCCTCATCACATTCTTTCATTCTCCTTCTAAACCTCTCCAAAACTTCTTGTATTTCCTGTTCTTGTCCCTCCAGTCTCTCTATTGCCTTCTTACCCCAGTCCTCAGCCATGAGCCAGCACAATATACCACCATCCTCCAATATGATGTTCAGGTAAACTAATTTCACAACATCCCTGCGAAATCTGTAGTCTCCCCAAATCCTGCCTTTTCTCGGTCTTTTGATAGCCAGAAATTCTCCGTAGTCTAAATCCTTGTATATTATCTTGTCAAAAGTGAAAATTCCTATCTCCTCTTCTGCTTCCCATGTATCAGCATATGTTATACCACTTACTTTTACACTGTTTTTAATAACTTCATAAGCAACACTATACACTAACATAACTCCACACCTCCTTATATTTTGATAACGGGTAAATTATTTAGCTCCTCTTCTGCTCTGATCTTTGCTACTTCTAATAAAGCTTCTTCATCGTCATAGTATTCTCTCAAAGCCTCCATAATTTCTCCCACAACCCGATCGTAAGCTTCCTCGTAAGACTCAAGCACATTGTTATACCAATAAATTCTTCTCCTGTCGAACTCATCAAACCAGCTCGGAAAGTCGTCAGGGTATTTCTCGTGCAGTTTCTCCGCTATGAACATCCATTTTCCTTCCCCGCCCAGGTCTTCAATTTCCTCAGCGATCTCTTCACTACACTCAAGAACAACATAGGGGACAAGCCTGCCACCGGCATCAACAGTGCTCCAAAGATACCTCCTCATGGCTACACCTCCTTGGCTTTGGTTTTGCTGGGATTCCCTCCCAGCGGGGGTTTGCATTTGCTTCTCCCTTTCCATCTCTGCACCTCCTTATATTAGATGTTCAACTTTTTTAACGGTGCTCGTAGACCAACCTAACTCTTTTGCCTTTTCCTTCGCCTTCACCCACGAAGCGAACTCCTTCATGCCGCTTTTTGAGAGAGGGAACAATTTCTTTTCCAACACCTCGTCTAAAGCTTCAGGTTTGTGCCACTTATAAGCCCTCATTATCAACACCCCCAACTCTACCTGATACATTGCTTTATGAAGCTCCCTGTCCTCTTGTATCTCCACAAAAGTGCCATACTTGAAGAATTTCCCAAACCCATCCAGCCCTATAAGCGACTTATCCTTCTTCAGCAAACTTTCTATCCTGTCCCCGATAAAATCCAATGTTCTCCCGGGAACGTTGGAGAGATCTCCCGCTCCAATAAGGGCATACCTACCATCCCCAACAGGGATAGCGTGGACCTTGATTACAAGGTCTTGGTCAAGCCCATACTTGACCTCAAACTCCAACTTCACGGCTCCTTCCAGCCTCACCTTTGCCATGGCTTCACCTCCTACCGTTTTATTCATAGTTTTAATTATATACTCAGTTTAAAACTTTGTCAAGTGGTTTGATTATGATTTTCGTCATAATTAAAGATAGCTTGCAAGTATGCATAGCGCCACCTCCTTTCTTTGTTTTAATCTTCTTCTAAGTTATATATAACCGCCTCGCCCGAGATTTTCTGACAGCCTCGGGATTAAATGGCGGAACCTGAAAAATTGCAGATTCTTCTAATAAAACCCCGTCTCAAATATTCCAACCTGCAAAATTGCAGATTTGCATATTGCGAAAAATTCTCAATAAAGTGTTCCATTTTTCTGTCAAACTTTTTCGAGGGCTAAAAATTGTTTGACAGAACACCTTTCACAGCCTTGAAAATCAAGGAGTTCAGAGGGGTAGGGTGTTCCATTTTTTTGTCAAATTATAATTATATTCTCGGAGGGGGAGGGATTCGAACCCCCGGTGGGCCCTGAGACCCACAGGTGATTTCAAATCACCCACCTTCGGCCACTCGGTCACCCCTCCTGGCATATACTATTTTAATGCCAAAG